GTTGCACGGCCCGGCCTAGTCTTGCTCGATGACCCCCAGACGAGAGAATCGGCACATTCGGCTATACAGACCGAACGGCGGTTGCAAGTGCTGTCCGGCGATGTGCTGGGCATGGCCGGGCCGGGCAAGCAGATTAGCGGACTGCTGACCTGTACGAAAATCGTCAATGGCGATCTTGCTTGTCAAGTCCTAGACCCTGATAAATGTCCCGATTGGCAGGGGGAAACGACGAAAATGCTCCGGTCGTTCCCGGAGAATATGGGGCTGTGGGATGATTATAACCTTCTGCGCATTGAGGGAATCAGGCAGAGCAAGGGACTTGCCAAGGCGACGGCGTTCTACGAGGCTCACCGCGAGGCGATGGACGCCGGGACCGAAGCTTCCTGGCCGGCGAGATTCGACGAAGGCGCCGGGGAGATATCGGCCGTACAGCACGCCATAAATCTGTATTTCCGCCCCGTAGAGGCTGGGGGCGGGACGGCGTTCATGGCGGAGTATCAAAATGAGCCGGTCACGTTAGAGGACCAACTCGAACACCTGATGGCTGATGATGTGTTGGCGAAGGCCAACGGTCGCAAGAGGGGGGCCGTGCCCGCCACCTGCATCAAGCTCACCAGCTTCGTCGATGTGCACGATGACGCACTATTCTATGGGGTCTGCGGCTGGCAGGAGGAATCCACTGGCTACGTTCTGGAGTACGGGACATATCCGGAGCAGAATAGAAGCAACTTTACGCTCCGCACGCTCGCGGTCAGCCTGCAAAGCTTGGTGGGCGGTCAGACCAAGGAGGAGGCGATCTTCGCCGGGCTGATCGTCCTGCTCGGGCGGCTATTGCAGAATCAGTACCGCCGTGATGACGGGGTTGTGATGAGGCTCGACAGGATTCTTGTCGACAAGGGCTATAAGCCCGCGGTTGTAGAAGCGGCGGTCCGGAAGCTCGGCTCGGGCGTGGTGCAGATGAACCGGGGCAAGGCATTCACCGCCGCCAAGAAGCCCATCAGTGAATATGCCAGGAAGGCCGGCCAGCAGCTAGGCCACTACTGGCTGATACCGTCCCTGCGAGGTGTGCAGAGGGGGACGCTCAGGTACTCCATCGTCGATGTGAACTACTGGAAATCGTTCGTTCATGCGCGCTTGGCCCTTGGGCTTGGAGCGCCGGGCGGGCTGTCCCTCTACGGTGATGCGAAGACGAATCACTATCTATTCGCCGACCACATCGCAAAGAGTGAGACGTGGCAGCGGGTGGAGAATAAGGGGACGGGGCTGATAGTCGCCGAGTGGGCAGAGATGCCGGGCAACCCGGACAACCACTGGCTTGACTGTTTAGTCGGCTGCGCGGCCGCCGCGAGCATGGAGGGGATTGCGATGGACGGCCAGGCCGGAAGGCCGGCGCACCGGAAGGTCGTTACCATTCCCGAAAGCAAGCTCCACAAGAAATCAGATCGGAGGGCCCGATATGCCTGATGATATAGATGACATTATTGAAGAGGTGATGGCTGCTCCCAAGAGGGCGCAGGGGGACATGGGGTCAATGGAAAACCATTCGATCCCGGACCTGATAGCACTCAAGAAGTTCCTGGCCGGCCAGGAGGTCGTTGGCGGCACCACGACGAAATCGCCGAAGCTTCTGATTAACCGGCTCGTGCCGCCGGGGGCTGCATAATGGCGGCAAGAAGGTCGATGAAGAAAGCGCGAAAGCGCGCGCCGCGCAAGGGCCGGAAGGTTATTCAGCTTCAGCCGGTCCGCGCCCGATACGATGCTGCGCAACTGGGGGCCGATCATCGCAGGCATTGGGCCAACGCCGACGCCTATGATGCCGTGGTTTCCAACGCTTCCGACGTGCGAACCCGGCTCAGGAAGCACTCCCGATACGAAATCGCCAACAACTCCTACGCCAAAGGGATCATTCTTACCCTTGCTAATGACGTAATAGGTTCCGGGCCGCGGCTGCAAATGCAGACGCCCAATCCCGAAGTCAACGCGGTGATTGAAAGGGAGTTTACCGCCTGGGCGCGGCGGGCGGGTCTTGCGTCAAAGCTCAGAACGGCGCGGATGGCCAAGGCCACGGACGGCGAGGCCTTTATCCTGATGTATTCCAATGACGATTGGCCCGTGACGCTCGACCTGAGGCTTGTCGAGGCCGACCAGATTGAGAATCCGTCGTTTCTGGCCACCGATTACACAGAGGGCATAGCTTTTGACGATTACGGACGCCCGAAATCTTATTGCCTCCTGAAATCCCATCCCGGAGGTCTGGCGCCGACAAGCGAATATGAGAACGTGCCCGCGGCCTATATGGTGCATTGGTTCCGCACCGACCGGCCGGGGCAGATAAGGGGTGTACCGGAGATCACTTCGGCGCTTCCGCTGTTCGCGCACCTGCGCAGATATACGCTGGCGGCCGTCAGCGCAGCGGAGATCGCTGCCGAATGGACGATGTTCCTCCGCACCAATACCCCCCCCGGCGGCGATGCTTCGGAGATCGGGAATGACGACTTTTCGGAAGTCGAGATTGAGCGCAATTTATTGACGACCCTGCCGGCGGGATGGGATGTTACCCAGCTCCGCGCCGAGCAGCCGACCACGACCTATGCGATGTTCAAGGAGGCGCTGCTAAATGAGATCGCGCGCTGCCTGAACATGCCGTATAACATCGCAGCCGGCAACTCATCGGGCTACAACTACGCTTCAGGCCGGCTCGACCATCAGACGTATTACAAGGCGCTTGGGGTCGAGCAGTCCGAGTGCGAAGATGTCGTACTCGATGCCATATTCGGGGCGTGGCTGAATGAGGCCCTGTTGGCCTTCAACCTCGGCACTGATAGCCAGGCGCATCAATGGTTCTGGGATGGGCACGAGCATGTCGATCCGGCCAAGGAGGCGACGGCACAGGCCCAGAGGCTCGCCAGCCATACGACCACTCTGGCTGCCGAATACGCCAAGCTGGGGCTTGATTACGAGGCCGAACTTCGGCAGGCGGCAAAGGAGGCCGACCTTATGCGAGAACTCGGCCTAACTTCCGGCGGAGTCGTGCCGGTCGAAGAGGATGCCGAAGAGGACGCGGATGCCGCTGCCGGAGAGGAATAAAGGGGAGCGGCGCGACGAGTTTGTTACGCGCTGCATGGGGGATGACGCGATGCGCCGGGAGTTCCCCGATTCTAAGAAGCGGTTGGCCGTCTGCCATCGCCAGGCGGAAGCCAGCGATGCAAATGTTATGAGGGGGCAAGACATGCCAAGAGAAGAGAGAACTCCGAAAGCCATGACCCTGACGGGCTCGGCCGAGATGGAGATTCAGGCCGCCGCCGAGGGCGAGGAGCCCAGGCGGCCGACGTTCAAGATCAACGCCTACAACGGCGGACTCATGCGGGTACAGGCCTTCTACCGCCCTGTAGTGATTGACCTACAAGGTCTCCGGGCCGACAGGGTGACGGTGCTTAAGGACCACGACCCGGCGCAGATCGTCGGGCAGGGCGCGGCCAAGATCACCAAGTCCGCGGTTACGGTGAGCGGTCAGGTTACGGGCGACTTTCAGGCCGACAGCGACCCGTCCTATTCGGTCGTCAATCACGCCAGGAACGGCTTTGTCTGGGCCGCCTCCGTTGGCGTGAACGTTGACCGCATCGAATGGGTTGACGGCGGCAAGTCGGTCAAGGTCAACGGCCAGAAGTTCAACGGGCCCATCGGAGTGGTGAGGGCGGGCAGGCTTGGGGAAGTTTCGTTTGTCGGCGTAGGCGCCGATGAGACGGCAAGTGCAACTGTAGCGGCCTCAGCCGCACAACGTAAGGGGAAAAACATGAATGATTTTAAGGAGTGGCTGGCCGCGATGGGGCTGGAAGTTGACAATCTCACCGAAGACCAGCATGAGAAGCTGACGGCCAAGTATGACGCCGAGCAGGCGGCTGTTAAGGCCGCCGAGGCGAAGGCCGCCGAGGCCGAGGGCGACGAGGGCGACGAAGACCCGGTTGCTGAGCTCCGCGCCGAAATGGCCAAGGAGGCCGAGCGCGTCGCTGCGGTCCGCAAGATCTGCGGGGATAATCACGACGACATCTGCATCAAGGCCATCGCGGGGAATTGGCCCGTTACCCAGGCCGAGCTTGAGGTGTTGAAGGCCGACCGGCCCAAGGCGCCCAATGTTCGCGATAGTCAGCCCGTCGATTCCGAGCCGCAGGTG